GGTTCGACAATATGTTTTTCATGTAATCACTTCACCAGAGGCGATGGACAGATGCAAGCGGTAGAGCTGACAGAAGATGTTGCACCAAGACCTAAGCAGAATTTCAGCTCAGTAGAGAACCTGCTCACCACGGCAACATATAAGGGAATACCAGAACGCTGTATCACACAGGCGACAGCCAAGTTCTTTGGTGTGCTGGCAACACCAGATAAGTATTATTTTAGTTATCACAATCCAGACGATAGCAACTTACCTGTTGCTGCGAAGGTGCGGCAGATAGACAAGCAGTTCTCTGTTATTGGTGATTGGACCAGCGTAGGCTTATTCGGTCAGCATTTGTTCAACGGTGGCGGTAAGTTTATCACCATAGTCGAAGGCGAGTTTGACGCTCTAGCAGCTTATCAGATGACAGGTAGTAAGTACCCTACAGTGTCAATTAAGTCTGGTGCAGCGTCTGCGCTGAAGGATTGTAAGGCATCGTATGAGTTCTTAGACAGCTTCGACAGCATTGTTATTTGCTTCGATGGTGACGAGGCAGGCAGCAAGGCAGCTAAAGAGGTAGCAGAGCTATTTGGCGGCAAGTCTAAGGTAATGAAGCACCCACCACACTACAAAGACGCTTGCGACTACCTGAAGGAGAATGACGCACATGCTTTCACCGCCGCTTGGTGGGCAGCAGAACGCTTTGTGCCTGACGGCATCATCAACGGTGCTAGTCTCTGGGACGAAGTGAACAGACCTGTAGAGGCAGCTTCTGTGATGTACCCGTGGGACAGCCTTAACAAGCTAACCTACGGCATTAGAGAGGCAGAGCTGGTGACTATCACGGCAGGCTCAGGACTGGGCAAGTCTCAGTTTGTACGAGAGATTGTCTGGCACATAGTAAAGAAGGCAGAGAGCAACATAGGCTTGCTATTCCTTGAGGAGAACGCCAGAAAGACAGCATTGTCTTTGATGTCTCTGGCGGCCAATAAACCTTTACATATACCAACCACAGAAAGCACTGAAGAAGAACGCTGGGACGCTTTCAGTAAGACTCTAGGAACACAGAGACTATTCTTGTTTGACCACTTCGGCAGCACCAGTGTTGATAACATCATTGCCAGAGTCAGATACATGGCTAAAGCACTTGACTGTAAATTTATATTCTTAGATCACGTCTCTATTGTGGTGTCTGCACAGGGCAACGGCGACGAACGCAAGGCACTTGACGAGATTATGACCCGCTTGCGTATGCTGGTGCAGGAAACCAACATTAGCTTATTTGTAGTGAGCCACCTAAAGCGTCCAGACTCCAAAGGACACGAGGAAGGTGCAGCAACGTCTCTGTCACAGCTTCGCGGCTCAGGCTCTATTGCACAGCTCTCAGACATGGTGATAGGATGGAGAGGAACGGACAGGCTGACGACCCTGTGGAGAGAAACACAACACACGTCAGGGTGCTGAAGAATAGATTTGCAGGCATTACAGGACGCTCTGGCGGCTTGCTGTACAACTCAGTATCTGGTAGGATGACAGAAATTAAAGAGGAAGTATTATAATGAGATGCGTAGCATGTAATAAATTATTGACAGACTTTGAAGCAACACGGAAGGTAGCTGCAACTGGCGAATTTTTAGACATGTGCAACTACTGCTTCTCTTACTCCGCAGAAGATATTGACACGCTGGAAAGACATGATTTAATGTCAGAGCGTGATTGTGAACTAGAGGACGAAACTTATGAGCAAGATGACTAGCTGGATATTAGAGAGGGAAGAACAGAAACACTATCTACACTCCCTCAACCCTTTTGACAGACACAGCAACACAGAAACTACGGCAGGGCAATATTATGTTGATTACGCTGGATATAGAAACCAACACAAAGCACGACACCATCTGGTGCGTAGTAACTCAGGAAGTAGTGACAGGCAGCACAGCAGTCCACACAACACCTGAGACACTAGCTCCCCTGATTCGTGACGCTGTTGGTTTTATTGGTCATAACATCATAGGCTTTGACGCGCCAGTACTTGAGAAGGTGTGGAATTTACACATACCTAACAATAAACTACTTGACACACTGGTTCTGAGTCGCCTGTATAACCCTTCTCTCGACGGTGGACACAGCCTAGACAGTTGGGGCAAGCGTTTAGGCGACGAAAAGATAGACTTTAGTGACTATGACGGTGGTTTATCTGATGAAATGATTGACTATTGTAAGCAAGACGTGGCTTTGACAACGAAGCTGTATAAACATCTTGTTAAATTGTTAAACGAAGAGGAGTTTAGTAGCGAATGTATCGTTTTAGAACACAACGTAGCCACTATTATGGAGGTTCAGCATCAAAATGGCTTCAAAATAGACGTAGATGGAGCCACCACACTCTATCAGAACATAACACACAAGATGGGGAAGATAACGGAGGAGCTGCAGAAGGTGTTTCCACCGATAGTGGAGGAGAGATGGTCAGAGAAGACAGGAAAGCAACTGAAGGACAAGATAACTGAGTTCAACGTAGGTTCTAGGAAGCAAATAGCAGAACGATTGCAGGCTGTTGGTGTTAAGTTTAAACAAACAACTGACAAGGGAGCTACTATAGTCAACGAGAAAGTGCTAGAAAAGATTGACATGCCTGAAGCGCGTATGATTTATGAATACTTAATGCTTCAGAAGAGATCAGCACAGATTGACTCGTGGCTGTCGTTCGTTAGAGACGGTAGGGTACACGGCAGGGTCATCACCAACGGCGCTGTAACAGGACGTATGACGCACCACAGCCCCAACATGGCTCAAGTGCCGTCAGTAAGTGCAGAGTATGGTAAGGAATGCAGGTCACTGTGGACTGTCGATGCGGGAAACAAGTTGGTTGGTATAGATGCCAGTGGTCTTGAGCTGCGTATGCTGGCACACTACATGCAGGACGATGGTTACACTAATGAGATATTGAGCGGTGACATACACACTGCTAACATGAAAGCAGCAGGCTTAACAGATCGTAACCAAGCTAAGACATTCATCTACGCCTTCCTGTACGGTGCTGGTGCTGCAAAGATTGGTGAGATCGTGGTGGCGGCTACAAGGAAGGAGATAAACTTATAAACTCATTCCTACGCAACACGCCAGCACTTGACAAGCTACGCAAGAAGGTAGCAAGACACGCAGCTTACGGCACACTGCCAGCACTAGACGGTAGACGCTTGCGAGTCAGAAGCGAACACGCAGCACTAAACACACTACTACAGGGTGCTGGTGCTATTGTAATGAAACAAGCATTGATTATTTTGTATAAAAACTTGACAATGTATGAGATACCACACAAGCTAGTTGCGAATGTACATGATGAATTTCAAATAGAAACATCAGAACCATTTGCACACATTGTAGGTAAAGGAGCAGTAAGAGCTATCCAGCAAGCAGGCGAACACTTCAACCTGCGCTGCCCGCTGGACGGTGAGTATAACATAGGCAATAACTGGGCAGAGACTCATTGACAAAAACCACTAAATGTAGTATAATATTATCAATTTAACAAAGAGGCAAAAACCATGACAGAACTAAAACCAGTAACACTAAACTGCGAAATCTTTTGGGCTTCTATGCAAGAGCGCAACCGTATGTCTAACAAGTATCAGATTGACCTAGGCAACCTATCAAAGGCTGCTGCTGATGCTTTAGAGATGCGTGGCATCAATGTTCGTCGCAAGGACGGCCAAGGTGACTTCATCACTGTAAAGTCTAAGAATCCCATTCGTGCTTACGACAAANACGGTGAAGANATCAAAGGTGTATTAGTAGGTAATGGCTCCATTGGTAAAGCTGTAATTGGCTATTACGACTGGAAGAACCCAGCAGGACAACAAGGACGTAGCCCNTCNCTGATGAAGTTGGTCATCACTGACCTANTCATCTACGGCGGCGGCCCAGAAGTTAAAGAGGCTGATCTGGAAGAAGCGTTGTGATTTTAATTGACGCTGACATCTTAGCCTACCGCATAGGCTGGTCATGCAACTCAGAAGATGAAAGCACAGCCGTCAGAACTCTTGACGGCTTTATCATCGACTTACTAACCATACACTTAGGAGCTGACGAAGAAGACTCTGAATACGTCCTCTATCTAACTGGTAGAGGCAACTTCAGGAAAGAGTACGCTGTCACAGCAGAGTACAAAGCAAACAGAAAAGGCAAAGAGAAACCAGTGCATGTACAGGCGCTACGAGACCACATGATTGCTAAGTGGGCTGCTGTAGTAACTAAAGGCGAAGAAGCAGACGATGCTATTGCTATAGCTGCTACCAAGTATGGCGACAAAGCCATCATGGTGTCATTAGACAAGGACTTCGACCAAATAGAAGGCTGGCATTACAACTTTGTAAAACGCAGTAAATACTATGTAACCAAAGAAGAAGGCTTAAACTTTTTCTATCGTCAAATACTGATGGGTGACCGCATTGATAACATCATAGGCATCCACGGCATTGGAGAGAAGAAGTCAGCGAAGCTGCTAGAGGACTGCAAGACAGAGAAGGACTACTACGACAAGTGTGTAGAGATGCTAGGCAGTGAGGAACGTGTCCTAGAGAACGGCAGACTGTTGTGGCTGCGACGCTACGAAGGCCAAATATGGAGCTTCACAAGTGAGGAATAACGGAAGATGGACAGACGCGCGTTTTAAATCCTTCATAATCTCAGCCTTGCGCGGCGCTCATGGTAAGTGGGGCGTTAAGCACGATGCTAAGAAGAAGGCTTGGGTCAGCAGAGGTGTGTACAAATGCGCCTCTTGCGCCAAGCTAGGGCCAGCTACATTGCCACCACTTGAAGGAAATAAGCGCAAACGAAACAATGCAGCAGTAGACCATATAAACCCTGTAGTTGATCCAGTAGTAGGCTTTGTTGACTGGAACACTTACATCAACAGGATGTTCTTAGAGATAGATGGTTATCAAGTGCTGTGTTACAAATGCCATGCTGACAAGACAGCGGCAGAACGTAAGCGGAGAAAGAAATGACAAACCTAAGGGAAACAGCTCAAGACAGAACGCGTGAGAAAAAACTTCTTCGTATCATGTCCGAACACCTAGGCTGTAGCTTTTGGCAAAACCCTAATTTAGTTAAGTATCGGTTAGACGGTTGGTTTTACAATGAGTCTTACAACGGGTCTTGCAAAGGAGACATGATAGGCTGGGCAGAGTGTAAATGGTATGGAGATAACAAGACTGCTTTTTGCGCGTTAAATGTTCCAAAATACATGGAACTAATAAACCTAAGCAGCCTTACTAAACTTCCTAGTTATTTTATATTCAGAGAACAAGGAAGGTGGGGATACTTGATACTGCACAATGGCGTTCAAACAATTGCAGAGTTTACTGTCGTTCAAACAGGTGGTACACCAAAAGGAAGAACACCTAATCCAGACGACATAGAACCTCTAATAAAGTTTGACAAAAGCTATGTGCAATGGCAGTTAGCAGGAGACGAGTAATGACTAAACACTTAGTGATACCAGACACACAAGTAAAGCCAGACCAGTCTGTCGATCATCTTCGCTGGGCTGGTCAGTACGCAGCAGAGAAGAAGCCAGAAGTTATTATTCACATTGGCGATCATTGGGACATGCCTAGCCTCAGCAGCTATGACGTAGGCAAGAAAAGCTTTGAAGGTAGACGTTACATCAAAGACATCGAAGCAGGTATAGCAGGCATGGAAGCCTTTTTAGAGCCTATACGAACTGAGCAGGCACGTCTGAAGCATAACAAGTGGAAGCAGTGGAACCCTCGTATGGTGTTTACACTAGGCAACCACGAGAACCGCATCACACGCGCTGTAGAGTCTGACCCAAAGTTAGACGGTCTGCTGAAGTTTGAAGACCTGAAGCTTGAAGAGATGGGCTGGGAAGTTATACCGTTTCTACAGCCAGTGGTTATTGACGGCATAGCCTATTGCCACTACTTCACCAGCGGTGTCATGGGCAGACCTGTCAGCAGTGCCAAGCTGATGTTAACTAAGAAGTACATGAGCTGCATTATGGGACACGTCCAAGACAGAGACATAGCCTACGGACGCAAAGCAGACGGCACTAACATGCTTGGTTTGTTTGCTGGCATCTACTACAGACACGACGAAGACTACTTGACACCACAGACCAACGGAAGCTGGGCAGGTATCTGGATGCTGAATGAAGTAGCCAACGGAGGTTGTGACGAGTTACCAGTTAGTATAAACTATCTGCAACAACGCTACGGAGATTAGCAATGTCATTGACTTATTATGAGCTGCTAGATAGAATGGAACAGTTGGACGAGATTACGTTAGTAGAGATACTGGAGCTAACATCTAAGGAAATAGTTGCAGCTTTTTCAGATAGAATAAACGATAATTTTTATGAATTAGTAGAGGATTTTGAAGATGAGCATTAACTCAACAACACCAGAAATGTGGGACGCACTGCGTAAGAAGCATTCACCTATTGAGAACAACTTGCTAACAAACGCACTAAATAGCTACGCAGCAGAAGCAGAGAAAGAAGCTGAAGACATGGTGACAGCACCGCGTCATTACAACACAGGCAACATAGAGTGTATTGATGCAATAGAGGAGTCCATGTCCAGTATTGCATTCAAAGGCTATCTCAAAGGCAACTGCATGAAGTACCTGTGGCGCTATGACTACAAAGGCAAGCAGGTAGAAGACTTAAAGAAAGCTGGTTGGTACTTACAGAAATTGACAGAGATGGTTATAGAGGAGAATAAATAATGGATCAGTATCAACAGTTTATACACAAGAGTCGCTACGCACGTTGGATGCCAGAAGAGAAACGTCGTGAGCGCTGGGACGAAACAGTCAACCGCTATGTAAACTTCTGGGTTGATCGTGGTCAGCTAGACGACAAGACAGCACTAAAGCTTTTTAACGCTATTCACAACTTAGACGTTATGCCGTCTATGCGCTGTATGATGACAGCAGGGCCAGCATTAGCTAAGGACAACGTAGCAGGCTTCAATTGTAGTTATTTACATATTGACTCACCGCGTAGCTTTGACGAGCTGATGTACGTTCTTATGTGCGGTACAGGCGTAGGCTTCAGCGTAGAGCGTAACTTCATTAACAAGCTCCCTGTAGTGGCTGAGACATTCCACCCAACGGACAGCGTCATTGTCGTAAGCGACAGCAAGATTGGNTGGGCTTCAGCGTTCCGTGAACTAATCAGCCTGTTGTATGCTGGTAAAATCCCTAAGTGGGACATGCACAAGATTAGACCTGCTGGCGCTCGACTGAAGACTTTTGGCGGCCGTGCAAGCGGCCCTGATCCGCTGATTGATCTGTTCAATTTCTGTGTTGGTATGTTCCAGAAGGCCGCAGGACGTAAGCTCACGAGCATCGAGTGTCACGACATCTGCTGTAAAATAGCGGACATTGTAGTGGTCGGCGGTGTGCGTAGATCAGCATTGATTAGCTTGTCTAACTTGTCAGACCCGCGTATGGCGAAAGCTAAATATGGCAACTGGTGGGACACAGAAGGGCAGCGTAGGCTTGCTAACAACTCTGTAGCCTACACAGAGAAGCCAGACTTTGAATCGTTCTTGTCAGAGATGCAGAGCATGTACGAAAGCAAAGCAGGTGAGCGTGGTATCTTCAGCCGCATAGCAGCTAAAAACATTGCAGCCCGTAACGGACGCAGAGACGCTGATCAAGACTTTGGCACTAACCCATGCTCTGAGATCATCCTGCGCTCTAATCAGTTCTGTAACCTCTCAGAGATCGTTGTACGCGCAGAAGACACGCTGGACACACTGAAGGCTAAGGCAGAAGTAGCAGCGATCATAGGCACGTTACAAGCCACTCTGACAGACTTCCGTTACCT